CTGGCTGATCCTCGGCAAATATATGGAGCGCAAAACCTATGACATCCCGCAGGAGATCAAGGCGCAATATGAAAAGATCACAAAATTCTGGAGAAGAAGCGTCCGCCGCGCCGCCTGACCGCCCCACGATGCGCCGGGGGAAGTGCCCCCGGTGGCCGGAGGATTGGATTTACAAGGACTACTGCGAGCGGTGTGACAGGAGGGAGTGCGGGGTGCAAGGTTGCTGGCGGTCATTGAGGGCGGTCGTCACTAAGGCGTAGTGTGGGGGTATCCGTAGGGATATGCAGACTGTAACAATGCGGGCTGGTCGAGAATGGAAGGGTGGCAACTCTTCAGCGGTGACATAGCATCGTGGCCCGCTACAAGTGCAACCATCATGCAACCGAGCGACCTGAGCCGCCAGCATCATAAAACGGGGTGGGCGCGAGAGCGTGAGCCATGAAGCCGGAAATAGTGGCCCGTCAAAATCGGAGAGGCAACCGGCCCCACCCCAACTAATCGGATCGGCGGCTTGTCAGCCCGGTCGTGGATGCTGAGTGGTGATGCGGCGGTAGGCGAAAGCGAAGTTGGATTTACGGGCGTCGCAAGTTTTAGGTGCCGGGTGGGGAATCCGGCCCGATCCGAGATAGGAGGCCACGATGGAAAACGGATGGACTAAGCGGATAGAGGAACTGACCAAATCCCGCGACTATTGGAAACGGGAATGGCGCTTGCTCAACGCCGGACTGAACATGGCGGAGGATAAGATCAAGGAGCTGGAGGCCGAGCGCGACGCAGATCGTCGGCGGGAATATGCGCAATCAATTGGATATGTGCGGGCTTGCTGTGGACGGATTCTGTTGAACCGGAGGGGAAAAACAAATGATCTGTATTCATCATAATGACTTAGATGGAAGGTGCGCGGCGGCAATCGTGGGGAAGGTGCGTCCGGATAGTATATTTATTGAGACCAATTATAATCGACCATTGCCGGATCTGCTTAGTCTTCAAAATCAGGACGTGATCATCGTCGATTTCTCATTCAAACCGGACGAGATGCAGAGGATTGTCGATCACTCCGCATCCGTTACATGGATCGATCATCACGCAACGGCCAAGGATTATCCATACCAGCATCTCTCGGGTCTTCGTGATTTCAGGGATAAGTCCAGGGCGGGCTGCGAATTAGCGTGGCTCTATATGTTTCCCAACCGTACTATGCCGTTGGCTGTTCAACTGATTGGAGATTATGACAAATGGGCGTTAAACATTCCTGATTCAAAGATTTTCTATGAAGGGATGAAACTCCTCAAGAATGGTCCAAAAGAATCGATATGGGAATCTCTTCTGTCTGATGAGGGATTTCAACCTTGCCAGACGATAATTCAGATGGGGAAAACAGCGATTCTCTATCGGGATAACTACTGCAATGGCCTATGCAATTCCTTCGGATACGAGACGGAGATTGATGGAAACAGGGCGTATGCCTGTAATCAATTTATGTTTGGTTCTGGAGGATTTGGGCATCGATTTCATCAGTATCCGCTTTGCATAGCGTATATTCACGACGGAAATCGATTTACCGTCTCGCTTTACTCGGAAACAGTTGATGTTGGAAAAATCGCAAAGGAGCATGGAGGTGGCGGACATAAAGGAGCGGCAGGGTTTGTCTGTGAAACACTCCCGATCCGACCGATGGCTCCTTTCGCTGCGGGAGGAAAGAATGCAGGCTAAAGGCGCGGATATTGACGGAGTTGATGGGGGAGTGCCCCAGGTGGCCGGAGGATTGGATTTACAAGGACTACTGTCAGAGATGCCCGGAAAGGAAGGGGTGCAAACATGGTGCAAAGATATAGACCAGACTCAGATGAACAGGAACGATCCTTTGAATGGTCTCGGTTAGCGGACAAGATGATCCCGGACGAGGGCGGGGATTATGTGGCCTACGAGGATTACGAGGAGCTGGAGGCCGAGAACAAGCGGCTGGGAGAGGCACTTTCTGAAATCGCAACAGGCAATAGAACGGCGCATGAGGCGATGTTGTGGGCAAGGCAAGCCCTCAGGGAGAGAAATGACCGACCTTGAGCGGATAGAGGCGAAATATGAAGCCGCGCCATGCGATGTCTGTGGGTATCCCGATCCACGGAAGCTGATCGCTAAGCTGGAGGCCGAGAACAAGAGGCTGAGGGAGGCACTTGATCTCGTCATAAGTTTCATCCCCGATGGATGGGGAATGCCTCTTGGATTTAATCAGGTAGCACAACAGGCACGAGAAGCCCTGAAGGAGACCAACCATAAATGAACAGGACCAGAAGTTGTTGACCGAAAAGCATGGAGACAGCAAAACGAGAAAGGGTTACTTGATGAGGAGGCGTGGTTTCCCCTATTTTTGTTTAATAACCTATGTGGTCTGGCTGGAGAATGGCTGGAGGCTAAAAATGGAACCTGACATCAACCGCAGACTGCACTTGGCGTTAGGCAAGTGCTGGCATGAGAATACAAGATACAGTATTTTCTCTGGATGCCGAATTTACAGTTACGGAAGTTGCCCGTGCGGAAAGTGGTACTGTGAAGCTAAAAACCCCGACTACTGCGCCGATCCACGGCTGGTCATTGAGGCGATGCGGGAGCATTGCTGTTTACTGGACTTTCTCATGTATGCTGGATTCTTCCCACAAGATGGGCATGCAGATGAATCGTGGTTAATAGAATATATTATGGACAAGACCGGCAAGCTGACAAAGCTGGCGACGGAGTGGTTGAAGGAGCAAGCCAATGAACGATGACGACAGAAAAGCCCTTACTCTGTATCTTGGCGAGTGCTGGCATGAACCAGACAGTGAATGTGCTCTCGGAAGGGAATATAACGGCGGGGGAATGATGAAACAGAAATGTCTGAAGTGCGGTTGTTTATTGTCTACAACATATCAGATTTACGAAGATAACCGCACCTTCGACACCCGCGCCGATATGATGGATCTTTATGAGGCAATTGTGAAGAGGGGGGAGTTTAGTTCTATTTTCAATTATCTGCATGGTAAATGTGATTGGAAGGAGCTTGATCCAATCAGAGATAACGTGTTTGAGTATCTATTCAAGTGGATAATTTGCCTCTCCGGCGAGAGCTACGAAGATCGATGCCAGATGGTGGTGGATTGGGTGAAGGAGGCAAGCCATGAGTCTTGAATGCGAGCACGGCCAGTTGGCGAGATCATGCAATATCTGTGAGTACGAGCGCGAGATAGCAGAACTCCGGGCGCGGGTGGCGGTGCTGGAGGCCGAGAGCGATGCTGCTGTAAAGTGGTTAGATGAATATAAATCAAAAACATACTGTGCCTATTGCGGAGCCATATTCAATATTTGGCCATTTGGGCACATTTGGGCACATTTAACGATCAATTAAAGGCACAGGCTATCCCGTCAACACCTGCACGTTCTTGATTAGGCCAATGACCACCTTCTTCAATGCGTCAATGTCGGTCGCCTTGTCCACGGCGGCATCCATTGTGGAGATCGCTGCTTTCGCCTCTTCCACGGCAAGCACTTTCGCCGCCTCCGCCTGCTTTGCCGTCATTTTTTCGGCATCGGCCACCCACTTCTCACCGTCCCACTTGCTCTCCTCATTCGGAGCCTCTTCCAACAGCGTCAGCTCCATGTCCGGCTGCGGGACTGCGTAAGAGCCGAGAACCGTGCCTGTTTCGTTTAGTTCGTAATATCTTTTCATAATGAATCCTCCCATCCTGCCGTGGATATGTGCATTGCTTGGTCTGCATCTAATCTATATCTGATTTGCGAAGATGTATTTGTGAATACTTGGACTTGATTGTTCGGGGATGCCGCCGCGCCGCCGATGTTACTAAGAGCAGTAGCCGCTGTCGGGTCAACATCTGTGTTCGATAGCCATGTTGCGATACCGAAAGTTGTGGTTCCCACCTGTGTTCTGATGATTGCCTGCACGATTATTCCGCCAGGGACAGATAACGCCGCCGTTACTGCATTGGTTCCGGGGTTTGCGGTGTTCACATCCAATATCGGCGTGTCATACATGAATGTCCTGACCAGTCCCGTCCCCCACTGGTCGCCGTTGAGGATGTTGTTTGAGGCATCCGTCCGCAGGGAGAAGATGCGCCGCTTGTAGGTGTAACCGGTCGGCAGGGTCGGGGTCAGGCCGCTTGTCGCGTGATCGTTGGCAAACACATCCACAACGCCCGTATCAGCTCTCTTAATGAGCCATACATGGATCGTGCCGGATGCGGGAAGGGATTCACCAGCCGCAAAGCCGCCATTTGTCGAGCCTACCGCAAACTCCGCGTCAAACCGCTTGGTAATCGCACTTGCAAGAACCATATCCGCCGCGTCCGTCGCGTCCCTCGCCTCCCCCACCGCAACGGTAATGTCATGCTCCGTGTCGGCTGCATGAGCAATGGTCAGGCCGGAAAGGTAGCCAAGAGGCAATGTCGTGATGCCAAGAGCTATAAGCGTAGCCATTGCGGTTGCGTTATGCGTCCCGTCCTCATTGTGTTCGATCATCGCGAGTCTATTCAGCGTGTCGGCCTTGGTGCCGTGGCCGTAGCCGACCATTTCTTCGGATGCGAGTATTCTCATATTAGCCATGATCCCCTCCTAATACGTTATGCTCAGGCGGCAGTTGCCCGCCTTGTGCGAGCCGTCGGCGTCAATGGAGCCGTCGGCAAGATGCTGCTGTGTCAAAAAGTACGGCGTTTCCAGTGCCCGGAAGGTCATGGTCCCGGCCCGGAAGTCCGGCGAAACCCCGGTCACTTTCCACATCCGGTTTGCCATTTGAAGCCCTTCCCTGTCGTATAAGTCCAGCGCCGAATAAACGACCCAATCCCCGATGTCCACCGCAAGCCGCTTCATGGTGATGTCTTTGAGTTCGATCTGGTAGAGCTGGGCCGCCAGCTTATCGATGATCAAATCAATAACCGTGTTGACCGGCGTTGTCTGCCGACACCAGTAAAACTTAAAGGTTTCATCCGGCTTGCGCAATCCATACATATTCCCGCTTGCCGTGTCATAGTTTGCGGAGCCGGATTCGCCGTTGAGAAATCTTCCTTGAACGTAGTCATAGGCATATTCAAAAGGAACGCAGTTGATCAGATTCGAGAGCTTCAGCTTTGCATCCGTTAAATACGCCTCATGCCGCTGGATGATCGCCGGGTCGGCCTGAACGGAGTTATCGTCAATGGACAGGACAATGTCCCCTTCCCCATTGATGTAGATCGATCCTAAAAACGACGACATGATTTCCGTCGCCTTATCCCAAGGCGTGCAATCTTCCAGAATCACCCCCGCGCACGTGTAAGCCTGAGTCAAGCCCTTGACATACGCCGTCTGCTTTGCGGTAGTATCGAAGATCCCCGAATCGACATCGCACCATGTATAAAGAAAATCCCAAACCACATCGACGGGATTTGTCAGAAGCGTTCCGGCGGTCGGATGGAGTGAACCCTGTCCCTGCGCCGTGATCTCACTGCCGACCGGACTCGGCCTTGCGCGGAATGTCCAGGAATTGCCGATGGTGTGGCCGTTCACCGCGCCGAATTTGACGGTCACGCCATCTTCAAGGGTGAGATCCGCAAGCGTGCATGGGACCGCCGTCCCCGCGTAAGACGTTCCGCCATCCCGGGACCAGTTAAAGGTATCCGTCGCGCCGTTCGTAAAAATGACAACCTTATAAGTTCGGTATTCGTCCCCCGTATAGGTTCCGCTTACGGTGATGTCATCCAGCCCGCCGCCGTCAAACGTTACCGCGCCAAGCCCAACAGTGAATGTCACCGTGGCGATGCTTCCGAGCCCTTCATAATCGTTGTCCTCGTCGAACGTGTAATCGGTGGAAGTAACCTCGATCCCATCCCGAAAGATTTTCACCGGATTCCCGGATACAACGGTCGGCACCTTATGGGCCGCGTAGCAATAGACATAGCTGGTCTGGTTAATGCAGGGGATCGGCCACAACCCAAAATCCATAGAACCGAATACATCGCCGTAAACGATGGGCAGGGCATCGTCGTCGTTCTCCGGGTCGGAGTAAATCTCGGATCGCTTTACATAAAAGGTATCGTCGAGGTTCATGCCTCTTCCGCCTCAATCGTCAGGGTTTCCATTACGGTTAACTCTTTGATGATCCCGTGGAACAGCGGGATATGGTCCGCCTGCGGCATGTCGGGGAAACCGACATAGATTTTCATCCACCGCCCAAGGAACGGCTCTTTGGGCAACAACTTGGAAAAGTGTTTGTCTGCATTGTCCAGCTCTACCGTCGCAGCCTGGATTTGCTTACTTGTGTAGGACGTCAGGATGTCCTCCCGCTCCGATTGCAAGTCCCGGTCAAACGAATCGAAGCTGACCACCCGTGCGCTCTTCTCCAGAACGCCGATCCCATCCGATCCGGCGACCTCCGAGCCGTCCGCCGTGACTGACCCATCCGCAATCAGGCCGCCATATTCAAAGATGCCCGGAAGCTCGCGCTCCGCATAGGCACGATAACCCATCGCCGTGCTGATCAGGACATAAGGCGTCGGAATTTCGCCTTGTGCGAGTCGCTTATGAAAGGCGATCGGCCGCCTATACACTCTTCACGACCTCCTGCATGTCGAGGCTGACGTCATAGTATCCGAGCGTATTATGCGAAATCGGCAGGGAGTCGATCTTAACAAGATGGCTGTCGTTCGGGGAGGCCGTATCCGGGCACCACCAGAAGGGCTTGTAGGTTCCGGCGGTTCTGTCCGTGATCGCGGTCACAAGGGCGCGGAGCTTGGTCAAGTCGGCGGATTCAAGGGCAACCCAATCGTAAGAGAAATTCCGCCGCGTGTTATAATACCGATCCCTTCTAACGCCGAAAGGTGTTTCGTTGATCTCCATTAATAAATCGGTATCATCTTCAAACCCCTCCCGATAATTCCTGGAGAGCTCTATGTAGGAGCCGAGATATATTTCCCCGATCTCAATGTATCCATCCGTGTTCGCCGCGTCGGTGATCTGCAACTGCCAATATCGCTTTGTCGTGGCCGCCGAAAGGAAATGAACGATGCGATCATCGGCCCATGTGACGGCATCGGTGAAAACGGTATCGTATAAGCCGACAAGGGAGATCGTCGCCGCGCTGGTCATGTTATGATCCGACAAAACAAGCGCCTTGACTTCCTGTGCCGATCCAAGATCGATGTTGATCGTAATCATTTCTCACCTACGAGAAGGCAACGGTCCCGATGTTTGTGATAACAAACCACCGCGCCGTGGATAAAGCCACGCAATGAATCGCCTCGCCGGGCGCGTCAAGTGTTGCGACATCGTTTGTTCCGTCCCATGTTATGCCCGCAGGAACCGTCACGGTATGCGCCGCCGTGCCTGCCGTGCTGGTATTGACGATGGTGATATATTGCCCGGCAACAGGAGCGGCAAGCGTCGCCTCGATGACTGCCGTGCTCCTCAGCCCGACAACGGAGCCAGTGATCGCGCCGGAGGCCGTCACCTCCTGCCAAATACCTGTCCGGGCAAGCAGACTGTCGGCGGATATTTTTCTTGTCGTGCCGGCTGTGGAATCCGCCGTGTCGGATATGTCCACCATAATTAAAAGATCGCCGCCCGCTATGGCGGTGACAGAGGATAAGGCCGTTATCTTTGTGTCTGCCATGATGCCTCCTAATGCTCAGCCAGGAGCTTCGATGCCCCGTTTTCTGATAGTAAATACAACCCGCCTTCCGTTTCGATGACATGGGAATCTAAATCGGCGGACCGAAAGGCGCTGTCCCGGTCATTGTCCAGCATCCGGGATGCGTTGAATAGATTGATCGCCTTAAAATACCATTTGTCGCCGGTAACGAGATCATCCCCTGATCCAACCGTAAAATACATGTAAACGCTGTTGTTCAATTCGGTTGCCGACGATGGGGTTGTCACCCCCGATGCGTTCCATGCCCCGCCGCCATCACTCCACTTCATTGTTGCCTGCCCGACATCGCTTCCCGCCGCCGTGCTGTCAATCTCAAGGGTGTATTCCAAATCCTCCGGGCCGGTGTAATCTCCATAGACTGTGAGCGTGGCCGAGCCGGAGCCGTTCTTGACGGCGGACGTCACGATCCCCTTTCTGAGGGAGGAAACGGAAACCATCGTTGATTCGGATATTAAATTGTCATACATGAATCGGTGCATCAGTAGCCCCTCATATTCTTTTCCATCCGCTATTCCCGTTTTTACTCGCGTAAATTCGGAACAGGTTTTGGCTGTAGGTTTTGCGTATGACAAGGAGTAGGGGTTCGATCCACCACGCCTTTTTCAGCGCGAATGATTTGCCGCTCTTTAAAGCAAAAAGGCGAAAACAATATCCAGGACAAACCCGGGCATTTAGACATATCGGTTATATTGACTGCATACTGCATCAATAGCCGTGCGCCTCCAGTTTTTTCAGCTTCGGGTAAATGGCCTTTGCAAATTCATTGACAGCCTGCCTGTCGATCACGGTTCCGTTAAGGTTAAAGACGAAATTCACTCCTTTGCGCCGTTTCTTATTCTCATCCGCCGTCAGAACCGCCTCGCCTTCGTGGAGCCGCGCATGGAAATTGTCATAGGGAACGTAATTCAACCCGGAGGCAAGGGACATTTCGACGCTGCTCGTGTTCGGCGCGATTTTGGACAAGGTTTCCGCAATGGAGGCCAGCATTCCGCCATCCTCTACCCCTGTCATGCTCACGTTGGGCGGACTAATCGAAAACGTATCGCTGAGAAGCGTTTTCAAAATGGACTTGGCCCCGAGCCGAATCACGCTCGAAATAATCTGCCCGCGAGACCAGTCGAAAATCCCGCTGCTTGCCCCGGCATATCCCGCCGCGCCGGAGATAAGGGCCGCGATCAATGCCGCCGTCACGCTGCCGTTTTCGCCGTAAGACATGAATCCGCCCATCGTCCCGGCGCCGATAGCCGCCCCGATGGATGCAGACATGCCGCCTGCGCCCGCTGCCATGCCCGAAGAAATTGCCGAGCCGCCCGTTACGCCCCCAACGCCGATGCTACCGCCCGCCGCGATATAGGCCCCGGCGACGTTACCCATCCATGCCGCCATGATTGCCGAAATTCTCTTAATGATAGAAGGCATATATCGTTTCGCCCAATTCGACTCGTTCGGATCGGTCCAGTAATTACTCCCGTCCCGAAGAAACCAGCGATAGCCGTTGTCCTCCGGCTCCACCCAAACCACGTTCGGATTCTTTGATCCCGTCAACGGACTCACGCGGAACTGGTCGAAATCCCTATCGTCAAACCCCTCCATATATCCGGCCATGCTTTCAAGGCCCGCGATAGCCGAGCCCCACCATTCCAGAAGGTATTTATAATCATCCTGCCCGAGCTTGCCGCCCGCCTCATCCTGTAGGTTGTATCCAAAGGTATTGTTGAGATATTGCCCGGCGTGTGAAATCGGATCGCTGATCGGCGTATAGGTCTTAATCCATTCTTCAAGAATTTCATCCCATCCGGTGATGCTGAAGGCGTTCCACGACCCGTTTTTATATTCCATCCCCGCATATTTATAGATATCGGCATAGGGCGAATCTTCATCCACATAGCCGCCGCCCGCGAAGCCGCGAGGCTTTTTGTTGGTTCGCATGTATTCAAGGTGCGGGATGGTCTGGGCGTTCACCGCCGAGCGCGGCATGACGTATTCGCCTGGGGAGAGCAGGGCCGGGATAATATCGTTCGCCGGGGAGTCGCTGCCATATGCGTATCCCTTCACCGGTCCGCCGTAAGCGTAGTTTCCGCCGATAGAGCCGATGTCATAGCTGAAAAAGTAATTAAGCAGCTTCCCGATTGCCCCGATGACAACCGATGCCCCAGCGTTCCAAACCGCATCAAAGGTCATTTTGATGATGTTCGTTGTCGCCTGGGATACCATGTCGCCGACGGCATCCGTGAAGGCTTTTAACATATCGTCTGTGAAGCCTTCCCAGATGGTCTTTAGATTTGCCGTCCCGGTCTTGAAAAAGTCAAATAGCGTGCTGCTAACGGCAGTCTTTGAGGAGTCGGCGAAGGTCTTAAACATATCATATCCGTAATCCCCAAAGTCCTTCGCGTTCTTTTTTGCCTCCTTGTATCCAGCCTCTACGCCGTCAAAGAATTTATTGCTGGATTTCAGCTTTTTGATGTCCAGTTCTTCAAGCTGTTCGGTCGCCCACTTTTCGGCGGCCACCTTATCGCCTGTCAGTGTTTCATAATCCTTCTTCTGCTTCTCGATCATCTCCTTCATAACTTCATAGTATTTGCCCTCGTATCCTTCGAGGCCTTCATACATGGTTTTCATGGCGGATGATCGTTTTTCGGCGGTGTCCTTGGCCTTCTTTTCCTCATCATCTAAGCGATCGATCGTCTTGTCTGTTTTCTTCACGCCCTCGTCGATCTCGGACTTCATAAGGGCAATCCACTTCTCTTCCTCACCCTGCCATAATGTGATCTGTGCCTTGTCGCGGTCACTTTCCGCTTTGGCAATTTGCGCGAGCACCCAATCGTGGAGTTTAATTCGATCTGCCCCCGCTTCTTCATACTTTCCCGCTTGCTCGCCGATGCGCCTGATTTCTTTATCAAAAGCAGAATCTTGAATTGCTCCGGTTAATTGATAAGCCTCTTCCGTCTCGGCCACAAGTTTGTCGTTTGTATCGGCAAATTTTTTCGCGAGTTCGGCTTCATCTTCAAGTGCCTGTGCAATTCTTTTGGCGTTTTCGGCAGCGAGTTTTTGCGCCTCCTTGCTGCCGTCAGAGAGAACTTGAATTGTTTTGCTCCCCGCCACATTCATCTGGTTAATGGCCTTGGTGACGTTATCGGTGGCCGTGAGCGCATCAACCTGCTTGTCGGTCCACGCAAGCATGGATTCTTTTGATGCGTCAATGTTCTTCCGAGCGTCCCCCAGAGAGTTTGCAACGGTCTTGAAACCTTCCGATAGATTGGTCAGACCGGCATATCCGGCAAGGGCGGCAAGGGCTTTCAGGGATAACTGAATCGGCGTGGTGATCACGTCAAAGGCATGGAGGATTGTCTCCCCCATCGTCAGGAAGGCAATTCCGGCCCCGCCCGCCCCGACCTTCAACGCCTGTATGGATTTCAAAACACCAAACCCGATTGTCTCTTGAATGTCCCCGAACTCGTTCTTGATCTGCTGCCATTGGCCGGCATAGGTCGCAAGGTCCGCCTGCGCTGCCCCGCCGAACCGGGAATTGAGCTGTTGCATGACGGCTTCAAACTTCTTGCCGTCTTCAATGCTCTTGTCGATAACAATCCCGTATCGGCTGAGCTGGCCGGTTGCTCCGACATAGGCTTTACCGAGAAGATCGGACGCCGTGGATACGGTCATCCCCTCATCGCGCTTGGCCGTGGCAAAATCGAGCGCAACCTTTGTGGCTTTTTTTACCTCCTCCGTTGTCATGCCATAGCTTTTGAGGTTCGCCATCATGGCGAGCGTGGCATCATCCTCATAAGCCGTGGTCTTTTGGATTTGCGCCGCGAAGTCCTGCATATCCTTCATCGCGGCTTGCGAGTATGACCCCTGATTCTTCAGGGCCACGCCCATCTTGACCATCGCCTTTTCCGCATCCATCGCAGCCGTGGCGCAGTCCATCAAACCCGTGGAAAGACCGGCAAGACCGGCAAGTTTTCCAAGCGTCGAGAAGGCGCTCGTAACCGACTTCCCGAACCCTTCAACCGTGGTCTGGGCCTTTGCCATGTCACGCTGCAAACTGGCAATGTTCGCAGCGATGTCGATCATCAAGGAGGACATTACTTCTTTTTCCTCGGCTTATATTTCTTGGTCATCTTGAAGGCGCTCAACAAACCCTCTTTTAGCTGTTCCGGATTCTGCTTCTTCTTGTGCTGTGGTTTCGCCGCCTCTTTGTAAAACGCGGCCCACATGCTCAATTCGTAACTGTCGAGGCTGTTCAAGAGCTGGCGCCGCGTCATCCCGAGGTCGCGGGAGAGGGTCATGATGAAATAATCCCTCCCCCGCTCGCTCATTTTTTTTCGATCTTTGCTTCTACCTCTTTCGACATTCCGTTAATTTCAAGAGCTTCAGTGAAAAGTCTGTGTAGGACGTTAGCGGACTTGCCGGAAAGAATATCAATTTGATCGTCATTAAACAGCCGTTTGTTCGATCCATCAACCATGCATCGTGCAACTAATTCCGATCGAAAGTCCTTTTTCTTCATTTTACCCCCGGCGGCGTTACCGGTATCCACCTCAAAAACGGAGGTCTCATATTTCATCCGATCCCCTGCGGTCATCGAGCTGATTCTCACCTTACAGTTCCACTCCGGAACTTCAATATCCTTAAATGGAAGATCGGCCCCCGCTTTAATTTGTTCGAAATTTCCAAATTCCATATCCTTCCTCCCTCCTGTTTGTTATGCCGTCGCCGTGTTAGTCGTGAAGTTCACCCCGGACGCCAGGGCGACCGTAAAGTCCGCCTTAAGCGCATTGTCCACGGCCCCGCTTAGGTTTATCCCCGAGATATACCCGCCGAAAAAGATGCTCTGTGTCTGTGCGGTGGATGCCCCCACGAGCTGAATGTCAAACTGCCTCCACGTCCGCGCCTGCATATCCCGTTCAAGCGCATCATGCAGACAGAGCCCGCTCGCGTCGTGATCGTAAAGCACGGACAGGCTCACCTGCCCCGAATCGTAAATGGAGATCATTTTCTCCTTTGCCGTGCTCTGCAAACAGGTAACGTCGATCACGGCGGCCTGCATCGCCGGACCGGAAAAGTTTGTTATCTGCCCGATTTGCTGCATGGCGTAGCCCGTCAGTGAAACGGTCTGATCCGCTCCGCTCGCCATGTCCGTCAGGGCTTCCCGTAAATGGCAATGCGTGGTGTCGGTCGTCTTGATCGTATAGACGCCGGAATTGACGGATGCACTGATCACCACCCGCATTCCCTCTGCAAAATCTCCAAATCCCGCCTGCCTGCCGATCTCGTTGCCGGTTCCGTTAAAAGAGATCGTATTTGTGGACAGCGTTGCGGGCGTTCCCGCAACGGAGGAGGACCGGCGAATCTGAATTCCCTGTGATCCTTTTGCTCCCATGATTTATCCTCCTTTCAAATTACGAGGTGAAGGAGGCCCCACCAGTGATTGCAAACGTGAAATCTCCCGATAGTTTGTTGTCCACCGCCCCGGAAATGTTGATCCCGGAAACGTAAGCCTCCAGGCCGATCTTCTGGGTATCCGCCGAACCGTTCAAGAAAATCGCGAGCCGCCCCTTTGTCCGGTTCACCAACGACTCCCGAATGAGCTTTTGCCCGTCATCGGTGCAGGAATCCCAGTTGACATTCAGCGTCACCTGCCCGCCGTCATACACGCCGATCAGTTTCTGTTTCGCCGTGGAGTCGAGATTGGTCACGTCGATCACCGCCGCGCTCATGCTCGGCCCGGAAAATCCCACAACCTCGCCGATTTTGTTCGCGTCGAGCGTGGCCTCCACAGTCACGGTCGCCCAATATGCCACGACACTCATTGAGTCTTTCGCTGCCATGTTTGATTACCTCCTAAGTTACAGATATTGCTGCTATGGTTAATCCTGTGTGCGTTGAGGGTCTCAATTTCACGCACCCGCTTGAATCGTTGTATGCCTCCGGTGAGAAAAATCCGGAGAGCTTTTCACCCGACGCCGTCACGTCCACCGTCACATTCAGCGCGACAAGACCGATCGGGACCGGGGACACCTGCGAAGTCACGACAACCGCGTTTGTCGCCGCGACGGCATTCTTGACGTGAATCAGGGTATGCCCGTTATTTGCAAACTCATCGGCTGAGGACATTGCGGTAAAACTCGCGTTGAGTCCCGCCGTCGTTAGGTTTTGAACAGTAATCGCCGCCATATCAAACCTCGTTATCCCAGCAGGAATAGTCCATGCTCACGACAAATAAACTGATATCCGGGTCATACCCATCAAGATCGTTAATCAGCCACGACTTAAAAGCCGATGCCCCGTTCATGGCGGAATGAACATCCTCCGCGATCGCCTTCGCCTCTTCGTATTTTTGAGACCAGACGTTGATCACGATGTGCGGGTTTTCCAGTCCGGAGTATCCGCCCAGAATGTTGATCTTCTCCCCCGAAATCCGTTGATAGGTGATCGCGGGAAGAACAGGGTCCTGCGGCATAACCACCGGATACACCCGTTTATTGAGCTTCCGCGTGATCGTTGCGTTTCCCGTCAGCAGGGAATATATTTCAGTTTCAACAAGTGCCATAATTTACAAGTCGGGTCGCCTCGATCGGGCTTAACGGCCGGGAAGGGCGGCCGCCGGGGTAAATCAAGACGGCCCGACTATCCCGATTTTAAGCCCAGCTTTAACCCCTCTCCTATGATCCCCGCCGCGAGGTTGTCCTTCATCTTCTCTATGATCGCGCCCGTCATCCGATTGAATGTCGGGATCATAAAGGGATGCTCCGGGACGTTCCCGCGTGCCGAGTTGTATTCCGTAACCCTACCGTACCGCTTCCTCTTTCCGATCTTATGCCCGGCCTCAACGAAATATCCATAGAACGCCTGTCCTGCAGGGCCGACGCCGTAATGAATCTCGGTAAACGATGAGGATCGTTTTCTATATCGGGCACTGATATGCTTTTTCAAATACCCGGGACCGCGCATCTCCCCGCTGGATGTTTTCATCATCCGGCCGTCGGACCGCACCGGAGCCGCGTTTTTAATCTCCCCCCGCAACAGCATCCCGCCGGCCGACACCCCCTTGCGAAGCACGTTCCGGGAAACCTTCGATGGGAGTTCGGACAGAGCCGACTTGATCTTATCCAGACCTTCGACCTTTATCGTGATAGGCGCGTCGCTCATGTTGACGGCCTCGTGCACATCAACTGAATTTCCCGGTTCTTTTCCCCGACGTTGATCACCGAATCAATCAGGTATTCATCCGTGGCCGTGCACTTGCACACGCACAATGGGCCGTGAACCACCTTCATCTTTGGGTTGATGTCCGGCCGCCACCGGACAGAGATACGCGCCTCCACCTCCGCGTTGATCTGCTTCGCCGCGAAATACTCCCGGCCCCTCAAAGGCTCAATGGCCGCCCATACCCCGGTTGACACATTCTGCCAGCGCACCTCCGGCTCGCCGTAAGCGTTCTGCGTCTCCACCGGCTCCTGAATTGTCACCCGATGCCTCAGTCTCAGCATTACGGCCTCACATCAATCAGGACATGGCGATCCAATAGACCATCAATAAACGAGTGTGGCATTTCGTAAATCTGCTTGTCCCCGAAGGATTCACGCGTCTCATACATCGCCTTCACGCGCATCTTGATCCACGTCTCGATGTCCTCCGGGGTCTTGTCTGTGGATGGAGACGCCACGGTATCCGTTCTGAATCCCGCCACAAATTGCACCGTGATCGGGTTGCGCGTATTAAACACGTCCGGCCAATCCCCGGAGGCGGATAGGGTGATCCGCCCCGGCTCGCTCAGATGATCGATGACATAATTCGTGGAGGATAGCGTTGTTGATTCCCCACTCACCGCGTCAAGATAGGTGATGATAATATCCTCCGTCGAACAGGAAAGAGGCGCGAACGGGATCACGATTTCGTCGCCGTCCGGCCAATCATTAAGGGTGAGCTGCCACACCTGGGGGAGGCAAGGCTTGTGCGTGTAGTTCTCGCAATACTGCCGCGCCGCCTTTTCCAGCGCCATCAACAGCCCATCCTCCACGGTAGAGACGGTCGAAAGGCCGATGAAGGTTTTCAAGTCGGCAAGGGTGCAAGGCTCAGCCGTGACATCGGTTACAAGTCGGAGCGCCATTTCAGTCTCCTATTCGGTCTTTCCCGTCGAAAAAACCCCGGTCTTGTTGAACAGAGCCACAATCGCATCAATGACCTTCTCCAGCGTCGGCCAAATCTCCGAAGCCCCTTCATAGGTCGCCTCAATGATCTGCCGAATCGTTGCGAGCTTTTCACCCCCGAGACCAGCTTTCGGAAGTGCCTCTTCGAGCGCCTTAATTACAGAGATCAACGCCGGAATGATCTGAATCACCAAAAGCAATACTTTCATTTTTCCTTCCCTCCGAATAATCGTTTCCAAAGTTTTTCGAGCCACATATCCCAATCACATTTGATCGAGATTGAGATTTCCCTTTTCGGCTTTTCCCTCGGGCCGTCAGCCCTTTGTCCCGTCACCGGGTTTCGCATCGTCTTTTCCAAACTTGTCCGGCAGGATGAGCGACAGGAAGGAATAAACGGCGATCATGGCCGCCGCCGCCGCTTCCGCCTGAGCCTCGGTCAGGGTGAACAACCCCAGACCAGAGATCAGGGAAATGATCGCCTTCCAAGTTGACGCCTCATGGAGCCGGTTTTTGATCATGTTCCAAATCATACGCACCCCCTATTCCGCTTCCGCCGGAACGGAATGGTCATCCGCGCTGTGATCATCCGTTGAGGTTGTCGTTGTCGTTGTCGTGGTCGTTGTAACCGGATTATGCGAGTCCGTCGTCATGCCGACAGAGGAGCCGTTGGAAATATCCCGCGTGGTGATGTTCCCGACGCTCGACGTGGACGCGCTATTGCCCGATCCCGCCACGTTGGTCGTGTAGCTGGTATTCCCGCCGCCTGCGGATTTCGCCACGTCATGCACGATAGAGGCCGCGCCCAGCCACGGAAGGCCGACAGAGACCGCCGTTTGCAGGATTCTTAACCACGGCTCAGAATAATCTTTCTGTTGATACTGTTTCAGATCATCACCGGCACTCGCCACCGGCGGCGCGAATACCGTCAGGCGGCCCACGTTGAGAAAGCCCATAGGGACGCTCGGGTCGGCGGGTTCCAGCATAAACAAGGGAGAAGTGGCCTGCTTCTTCGCAATCTCCACTTTGGCCGCGTAAAACGCCTTTTCCGCTTCAATCTGATGCA